CGTACAGAAATGAACTATGTACCAGAAAAAGTAAGTAATTTAATAACATCATACTTTAGTGCAGGAGCTGTCATGATTGACAACGATGGTGCTATTGAATGTCAAATAACTGAATAAGGAGGTTAACGATGGCTTTAGATGCAACAAATCTTAAAAAGATAGCTGGGGCAGGCGATCAGAATCTCTTTGTTTATAAGAGTACTGATGCTGTAGCAACAGTTGCTGGTTCGGGTTATTTTAATGACTCAACAGATGACTTAAAGCAGTTTGATATTATCTTAGTTGTAGGTTCCACAGGTGGTACTGCAACTGTAGATGTGTTAATTGTTTCATCTGCAACAGGTGCTACAACTGTAACATGCACTAACGGAACATAATGTTCAGGGGGCAGTTAACTCATTTTCTGCCCCCATTTAGTTATGACAGATAGCAAATTTGACATATGTAGTAGGGCTTTAGTACTAGTAAGTGCTAATACTATTACGTCATTTAATGACAACAACACAGAATCCAAAGTTGCAAATCAACTATACGAATCTACATTAAAGAATTTATTGACCAGATGTCGTTGGAGATTTGCTGCAAAACAACAACAATTATCTAGAGATACTACAGCACCGACAGCAAGATATGACGCAAAATATCCTTTACCTGCTGATGCTTTAGTAATTAATACAATAACAATATCAGATAGTGTTATCACATATGATCGCTATGAAAATGATATTTATTGTGATGCAACATCTACAGATGTTGTAGTGGCTGACTATACCTTTAGACCGAATGAAGCGGACTTTCCCCCTTATTTTACACAAGCTTTGGTATTTGAACTGGCATCTTTATTTGCTGGAGCAGTAGCAAGGAATGATAGCTTATCTCAACTTTACCAAAACAGAGCAGTAGTAGCGATGGCACAAGCAAAATCGCAAGATTCACAAGCTCAAACAACACGTAGAGTAGATGTTGATAGATTTAGAAATAGGAGAAATACTGGAGCTACAACGGTCAAAGCTACAGTACAGTCATAGATGGGAATAGCAAGAGTACATCAATCAAACTTTAATCGAGGAGAAGTAGATCCGAACTTAATCTCACGTAACGATTTAAACAGTTATGGAGCATCACTTGATAAAGCTAGAAATGTAATAGTAAATAATCAAGGACCTGTAGAACGTAGACCAGGAACAGTCTTTAGAGCAGATTTAGGAGCAACTACAAGGTTAGAATCTTTTATATTTAGCAGTGAACAAGAATATATATTTGCATTTCAAAATACATCATTAAAAATATATTCAACAAATGGCACATTACTACAAACAATAACTGGTTGTAGCTGGACAACTTCTCAACTCTTTGAATTAAATTTTACACAGCAAGGCGATACAATGATTGTTGTACATGAAACATTCATGCCACAACTTATTAAAAGAACAGGTGCTACTACGTTTGCAAAAAGCACATTTGCATTTGATTCAAGCATAGACGGATTTAGAATATATCAACCATATTATAAGTTTGCAGATTCATCAGTTACATTAGATTGCAGTAGCTTTACAGCTGGTACTGGGCTTACTGTAACAGCTAGTACATCATATTTTACGTCAGACTATGTAGGCACTACATTAGAGATATATGGCTCTGAAGCAACTATAACAGGATATACAAACGCAACAACAGTTACAGTAACTTTAAAACAAGACTTGAGTGTTGAATTAGATCCAGATCCATTAGCTACACAACAAGGTTCAAAAGTAATAAAAGTAACACACGTTGCTCATGGATTACAGAATAACTCATCAGTTACCATATCAGGTTGTGAAGATATATTTGATGCTGATGGTAATGGTATTGTAAGTGCAGCTTTAAATGGAACATTTAGTGTTACAGTATTAGATGACGATCATTATGAATATACAACTCCAACTGTTGCAAATGGTACTATTGTAAGCGCTGCTCCAGAATCTGTAGATGGAGGTGGTGCTAGGGTAGTTGTAAAAACACACGCACCTACTAGAGACTGGAAAGAACAAGTATTATCTGATGTACATGGTTATCCAAAAGCAATAGCATTTCATGAGCAAAGACTTTATCTAGCAGGTGTAACCAATATTCCTGACTTGATAGCAGGATCTAAAATATCAGACTTTTTTAACTTTGATATAGGTGAGGGTGAAGATGCAGATTCTATACAAATACAAATTGCATCAAATGAAATTAATGAAATAAGACATTTAGTATCTGGTAAAGTACTCGAAGTATTAACTAATACAGCTGAGTTTTATTTAAAACCACCAGTAGGAAAACCAGTAACACCATCAGATATACAAGTTGTTAGACAATCTAGTCTTGGAACACAAAGAAAGGCAACACCTAGATTGTTTGATGGAGCTACAGTATTTGTACAAAACAATGGAAAAACAGTAAGAGAGTATTTATTTAGCTCATCATTAGAAGAGTTTTCAGCTGGTGCTATTAGCATTGAATCAGCTCATTTAATAGATTCGCCAGTAGATAGTGGTAGAATCACAGCATTAGGCAATAAACCAGAACAATTTTATTTTCTTGTTAATGCAGATGGCACATTAGCTGTTTATTCATCACAAAGAATACAAAAAATATTAGGTTGGTTTCTTTGGGAGACTGACGGAGTTATTGAATCAATTACAACAACAACAGATTTTATTTATGTATCAGTAAAAAGAACTATTAATTCAGCAACAGTCTATTACTTAGAGCAGTTTGCAACGACAGTATTTGATGTACCAACTGATATGACAACAACCAAAATAATATCTGGGAGTTACCAACCTCATGGTTCTCCACTAACCAATGGGACAGTTAGTAGCTCCTCGACATTCATTATTGATGGCTGTACAGCAGCGCCTAATGTTGGTGAAACATTTCAGTTTGCAGGTACAGGTACAGTACATACAATACAGTCTGTAACAGCTACAGGTAACAGTAACGAATATACGATAGCTATTGATTCTGCTGTATCACAATCAGATGGAGTAGCACTACAGTTTGTAACTAGCAGAACATTTACAGGATTAAACAGTACACCTGATATGCGTGGCAAAACAGTACATGCAACTTCTGGATCGAGTGAGGGTGCGGACATATACTACTATGGCAGTGCTACAGTAGATAGTAATGGTGTAGCAGTATTTGACATACCAGCTAGTGGAATAGATATAGGACTATCAAATGAATTGCAAATCAAAACATTACCAGTAGAACCACAAATAAGAACATCTGGAGGTTCAACTACATTAACTGCATATCCAAGAAAGATTTCTAAAGCTACTATTGAGTTAAATAATAGCTATAATATCAAACTAAACAATAACGATATTATGCTTAATAACGTTGAAAACATTAACAATTCTGGAATTGTGGATAGTTTTACAGGTAAAGTAAACGTTCATTTGTTAGGATATGATAATGAACCATTTATTGAGATAACCCAATCGGTTCCATTACCGCTTAGAGTATTAGGTATTACATCGGAGGTATATTATTAATGTGTGATCCAGTTACATTATCTATAGGAGCAGGTGCTGCATCATCTTATGGTACCGCAGCATATTTAGGAGGTGTAACTGCTGCTAATCTTGGTACAGTTATTTCAGTAGGAGCTACTATTGGCTCTGGAACATTAAGTTTATTATCACAACAACAAGCATCGAAGATTGAAAAAGCTAAATACGAAGCACAAAAACAACGTTATAAACAAGAAGCAAGAGATAATTATCTTCAAGATATTAAAGATGCTAATTCTGTAAAAACAAATTACATGAAACAATATCAAAAATCACTAGCTTCAATAGCAAAATCAGGAGGAACGTTAGACTCACCTAGTTACAGATCCATATTGGAATCTAGTAAAGATGCATTAAGACGTGATTTAGATAACTTATCACTAAGTGGTTTAGAAAAAAGAATGAAAAACACAGCACTTATACAAGAAGCTGAATTAGCAAAACAAGCTGTCAATCCATTAGGTGGTATGGCAGAAACTGTGGTAACTGCTGGTCTTAGAACTAGAGAACTATTAGACGAGAAAGGATAATGGCAATAAAAAAGTACGAACAACAAACTAGATTTGTAAATGAAATAGGAGTAAACAGAGGTGCTGGTTTTACTACGGCAGCTAATGAATTTAAGAATCGAGCTACCGCATTTGATAATATTCTAGATGCAGTATCATCAACAGAAATAAAACGACTTAAACAAGAGGGTGCTTTAAAGGGTGAAAAAGCTGCTGAAACAATTCCATATGTACAACAAACAGTTTCTACAGATGAAAGAGGTATAAAAAAAGAATATACAATATACAAAAGACCAGAAATACCTGAATACTTAACAGGCAAAACAGCTAGAGCAACATTCGATGCAGTATTTACCAGAAGATTTAAAAGAGATTCGGTAGATACATTAAGAAACATTGTCAATAGTATTGCTGAATCAGCAATTAGTAACGGTGCAGATCCAGAAGTTTATGAAATGGAAGCAGATGGCAGAGTAATACCAATACTAAATGAATATTCTCCAGAGTTTAGAGAAGTTATGCAAATAGAATATCAAAAAATAAAAGATGACAGAGGTGTTTATGTAGCTAGTAAATATAACGATGCTGTTATGAAAAATAATATGGAAGATTTTAAAGCTGAAGTAAATGAATTTGATATTTTAAGACAAACCAGACTATCACAAGGTAAAACAATTACAGATGGAGATTATGAAAATGTATTTAATTCATTAGAACTTACTAATATTGTTAATAAAGAAAGAAAGAAAAACATGCTCAAAGAAGAAACTCAAGCAATGCAAAACTTTTTTGGTAAGTTTAATTCTTACATAGAATCAGGTGTTGCTTCTAAATCAATACAAGGTATTAATTCTACTAAATTATTAAGTTTGATAAAAAATCCGACATTAAAACAAGTAACATTAAAAGATGGAACAGTAGTAACACAAGAACAAATGACTAATATTGCTGGTAATCATAGAAAAAAACTAGAAAACATATTAACTAATTATAAAGAAGTCTATGGATCAGATGTTTCTAAACAAAATAATTCGTTAATATTTGCTGACTCATTAGATAAAGCGTTTGAATCAGACAATACTTTTCCTGTAACACAGTTTCATTCATTAACCAATCCACAAAAAGTAAAAGCATTTGACCAAGAATCATTTGACTTAGAATACAAAAGATATGCAAAAACAAACAACATAGATCCTAGTGATGCAAAAACTAAAAGCAGGGTTATGCTAGAAAAGTTGAATATGCTTAATCCAAAGATAATGAATGCAGTCAAAAGCAATTTAAAACTTGGAAGTATTAATCCAGAAATGCTAGCACCAATAAATGATATTGGTTCTTTTATAGATTCCAAAGGAGGAGCGGGTAATGTTGATTTTTTAAACGAAGAAGAACAAACTGAAGTTATTTTAATAAATGATATATATGTAAAAAATAATTATGATGCTGATGAAACTGTTAAAGAATATATGTCATATAAAGAAATGGACGCAAACGAAAAACTTAGTAATGTAATTGAAAGATTAGGTAAAACTAGACAAAATATAAACACATACTTAACAAATAAAGTTAGAGATGTATTAGGCAGTAAAGTTAAAATTAGTTCTGTAGATATACAGTTTGTAAACTCAGTACAAAGAAAACTTCAATATGAATTATTAAATGGTAATCCAGCTAGGTCAGATAATGAATTAGATTTATTGATACAAAAACTAGCAGGAATTACATACACAACATCACCTGTAGATAGTTATCAGTTTGGTATTAGTAATATTACAGGTTCTGATACTTTAACATTACTATCTGATAGTTATGCATCTGAAAATATCAAAGTTGTAGCTCATCCATTCGAACATTATTATGGTGTAGGAATACATGATATTGAAATGTATAACTTTACTACAGATGATTTAGAAGATGACAATAGATTAAGGCAAACATTTACAGTTGATACACAAAAAAATGCTTTCATTGCTATGCCTTATAACACCAAAAAAATAGATATATATCAAGATTACTTTAAAAAGAAAATGAAAGGAGCAGTCCTCGATAATGGAGAAGCATTAGGTACAAAATATCAAAGAATGCAAAATGTATTTGAAGATGGAACACTTCAAGTAGTTCCGCTTTTAGGAGGATACACAAGACCTGGTCAACCACCTAACTACAGGTTAGTACATGTAGATAGTAATGGAGATAAAAGAGATGTTTTAAATCCTGATACATTTGAAGAAATTATTTTAGATAAAGAAGAATTAAATGAAATTAAAATGAATTACATTACTCAAGAAATAATAGACCAAGATGGCTAATCCATACAATAGTTCAAATAAAGCTACTCAACAATCTTTTTGGCAAGACACACAAGATGTTATAAATCATAGTTGGTATGGTCAATATGTACAAAAAGAAGATTTAATATATCAGTTAGGAGTTAATACTGACTATAAAGATAATGACTATGATTGGA